TTAGTTCCGCTGGGGATTATATTGCTGTAGCACATCAGGGCAACCCTTACATTTCCGTGTATCCGTGGACGGGTACATTTGGAACAAAAATTGCTAACCCAGGAACAACGCCCACAAACATTGGAAACGGCGTAGCCTTTAGCCCCGCTGGAGATTATATTGCTGTAGCACATACCAGTTCACCTTATATTACTGCATATCCGTGGACGGGTACATTTGGCACAAAAATTGCTAACCCATCAACATTGCCCGCAGGCAGTGCATACGGCGTAGCCTTTAGCCCCGCTGGAGATTATATTGCTGTAGCACATATTAATTCACCTTATATTGCTACGTATCCGTGGACGGGTGCATTTGGCACAAAAATAAGTGATCCAGCAACTTTACCAATCCTCTCGGGAAACTGTGTCGCCTTTAGTCCTAATGGGAATTATATTGCTGTTGGGCACAGCTCTTCACCTTATATTTCCGTCTACCCATTTTTTTAACCCATGGACACAACCAAAATTCTCACCGCCAATCTTGCCACCCGCGTTGACGAGATCATTGGCTACCAAATCAACATTGATAATTTTCGCCTTGCCGTTGCTAAAATTGCAAAAGAGCACACCGGCGATAGCGCTCTTGATTTAGCTATGCAGGAGTTTGCCGCACAACTAGAGGAGAACATGCAGCAAAACATCATCGAGCAACGCAAGGCTATGATCATTCATGATGTGATTGCTGATCAACTAGCCGAATCATGACTACCCATATCCTTGTAACAGAAGATGGCAGCATCTGGCCTTATGACCTAGGCCAGTTGCGGCGCGACAACCCTAATGTCAGCTTCTCTAATTACCCAAGCGAAGAGGATCTAGAACCTTTTAACTGCCGTGCAGTGAGCCCCACCGAGGCGCCTACATACGACCAACGCACCCAGTACCTAGAGCAGGCTTTCCCCGAGCTTATTGACGGCACCTGGCGTCAAACCTGGCGCATCATGTCACGCACTGCGGAAGAAGTTGCAGCTTATGATGAAGCCAATCTTCCTGCTCCTGATTGGCAAGGTGCATTCCAGGCTTTGGTAAAGGAATTGCTGCCTCCCGATCGGTTCCAGGACGTAGCTAGCCAATTCAATTTGCCGATCGATCCACAATGAGTTATTTTGAAGGTTATCAACAGACATTATTCTTTTTCCCGCCAACGCTTACAATACCTGGCGTCACAGCTGCGTATGAGGTTTACGTTCCTAACTACCTTTCAACACGAAATTACACCTTAACCGCAATAGTTACGGACATTGATACCAGTATTGTTGTTCGCTTAGAGGGCAGCCTAGATGGATCCAATTACGGGGCGATGATTTCAAATGCTATTACTAAGGATGGTACATATACGTACAACGTAAGTGGTTTTCCAATGAAAAAAGTAAGGGCAAATTTTTTCAGCGAAACCGGCGGCTTTAACGCAACTGTTCAATTTAGCATTGCCGCTAACTAAATAAGGGACCAGCTGCGCCACCATTTAGTAATAATGTACTTGTCCCCTTTTATGGGCGGAAGGGCTTCGTGAAGCGTTTTAGGGTTGACCTTGCCATCACGATACAAGTTACTCCAAAACACAACAGTACCCTCTTTTGGCTTGAATTTACAATTTAAACGCTTGAAATAAGTTTCCCCGCCTTTCTCTACATCATTTAAGTAAATCATTGTTGTCCAAGTTCGCTGCCCCATCCACTCTGTGTAAGTTTTTAATTCAGCTGTACGAGGGTGAAAATAATCATTGTGTTCCTTGTAATACTCACCTGGCTTGTATTTTTGCCCTTGAATTGCTTCGCCAAGGAACAAATCTAAATCAAGAAGATCACGCAATTTATTATTTACAATGTTAATGACGGGATGCTTGAGTTGCGAAAGGCTGGCAGTGCTGCTGGTTCGATAGCTTCCAACTAACCCGCTATCATTAGGATCGGCCACGGTTGAACGCCTTTTTTCCTGTTCAATCAGACCCTTGAGATCCCCGCATTCCCCTGGCGTCAAGAAATTATCCAAGGAATAGAGTTTAACCCTGGAGCCTGGAGGGGCATGGTTGATAGTGCCAGTCGGAACGGGGCGATCGTATAAGTATTCATAATCAATTACGTCGGGTTCTTCTTTGAATGCCATCGCCTTTATCAGCATTGGAATCTCGGTTTTTTCTGCATTGTGCTCCTCCAAGAAGCGTATGACTTGCTTTTTGCTGACCCCAGCGCAGGCACTGGCGATGGCGTGATTGAGAAGGGATTCAATATCCATTTTGTAAGTTGTTGTTGGTTAAAATGTTACAGGATTAAGTAAGTAACGGCAAGTCATGCCCCCTCTCTTGTTGGTAGCCTTTGTCTTTGCCGGTTCATATCTGGTAAGCTTCCTAACCTTCAATTATCGTTCTAATCGACATGAATCATCAAGATGGGAAAGCTTTTTTAAACCAGTACGTCACTGAGCGCTTGCCAACTTTTGCTCCCAGGATGTTTGAAGACGGCCCAGATGTCCCCTCTTTTGCTTCTGACATAAGGGGATCCACTACTTCCGTCATTGATGCTAACGGAGCAATCGGGCGTCACCCTTATGTTGGTAGCAGCGGTATGGCCGCACACCCGCAACGCTACACCGTTTAAATAATTGCTGCTAGAATTAATCCAGTATTGGACGGCCAATGAACTCGGAAGTTTCGGGACTGCCCATGGATGCGGAGTTTCAAATTCACGCCGCAGCCCTGTATGCCAGAGATCTTGACCGTGACGAGCTTGAAGAAGCCTTCATTGATCTCTTCCATCAGAAGATGATCGATCGCCAGATGTTCTTGAGTATCCTCAAGGATCACGGCATTGACGCTGATATCAACCTCAAATTCCTAACCGAAAGCCAAATTTCTTGATCCCATGGCCACCACTAACTACGCCATCAAAGGCACCCTCGATACCGGCTCCGTAAAGGCTCTTGATAGCGGTACCCTTGTCACTTACTTAGGGCACAATCCCCCTGGTGGTCATCGCGGTTTGATGACTCGTTTTTATAAGCTGACTTCAAGCGCCACTAACGGTACCCTTAGCTTCACGATTGACCGCTCGATCGGCGTAGAAACCATCAAGCTGTTCCGCCAAGATGGTACTGCCTTGACCATCCCCACCGGTTACAGGTCTTTTGGGGACATCGTAAAAAATGGCAAGGGCAAAGGTATCGTAGGTGCTACCACCTCCGGTGCTGGTCAGGTGTATATTGTGATGTTGACGTTCACGGGGTACAGCGTTGAGTACAGCGGAAGCGCCAAAATCGCCTGACGAAGAGCCGGTTTCTTCCTTTTTAAATCAGTACGGGATTAAATTAATAGCATTTTATACCGATGTGCGTACCCATGTCGGTATGGAAATGTATATGCCCTACAAGGACAGCTTTGATAAGGAATGGCGTATTGGTTATGCCAGCAATACAATGTTTGGCCGTCGTGTGGGGCCAGGATTAAAAGTAACCAAGAAAGATTGCGTTGAACAACTTGTTAAAGATTTGAAGCCATTTGCCGCCCTGGTAGAGCATTATGTGCAAATGCCTTTAAATGATAAACGAAAGGGCGCGGTCTTGAGTTATGCCCATAGCGTTGGCATCCCTTCATTCAAAGAATGCCGTTTACTGGAGTTGATCAATAAACGTGCTTCCAAAAATGACATTATTCGGGAATGGTCGCCTTATATCAATCCAATTTATCGCCACAAAGCACCATTTTTATTGCAACGCCGCCGGGCCGAACTCAATATGTTCCTGGCGCCAGACAAGGAGATCCCCACACTGTATAAACACAAGTGTAAGTTAAAACAGTGTTTGCTTAATGTAGCGGAAACTTACGACCAAACCCCGAACCAGATCAAAGCAATGGAGTACCTGGAGCGGAAGCTGGTGGAGTGGGATCAGAATGGGGAAGTTCTTCGTCGATTTTGGCGGATTTGGAATACTGTTCCAGGAGGTATGGACTCACCCAAGAATTTTTTGAAGTCAGCTGATCCAAAAAATCCATCAACTGAAGCTCAGGGGTAAGGTGATAGATCAATTCGTCATAGTCCATTTGTACTACCCTCCCTGCGTTTGAATGCAATCTTTAAGAGAACCAGATAACCAATCAAATCCATAATGACATCTTCATCGGTAGCAAGCAAGCCCGCACCTTTTTGAATTCGATTCAATTTATCATCAATTCGCACCAAGATCTGCTCCTCTGCTGATGCCTGGCTAAAGATTCGTGCCGGGTTTAATGCAGAATCACCATATTTTTCGTTTTTACTAAGCAGTAGCTCTTTAACTTCGTCACAAATACTGGCGATTTGAAGTTGGCTTTGGGCGGACATCTGCGTTCAGGGCTGTCAGAATATACTACATGAAACCACAAGGAAGTCAAGACTACGGGGTTGATAACCGGTATCGCGGCATGAAACCCGCACAAGATAATAATGCCGGACAGCATTTCTTAAATCAATACGTACAGCAAAAACGAATTGCAGATAAAGAGCCAGTGGGGGATCGCCCCCAACAAGAAGGCCGCTTTGTCATGGGCGGTATGGGCGGAACAATTCCAGTCTCTTCTTTGCCCCTTGGCGGCATCAGTAATACAGATGCTAAATACGGTTTCCGAAATACATTTCGAGCGGGTGGGCGTTAACAGATCACAGCCCCCAATTCAGAGAATACTTCTTTGAAGCGCGTGGCCTGATCAAATCCGTACTCCAGCCTGGGCAAGTAGACAAAATAGCCCCAGGTCAATGGAGTTCTGGAGAATTCAAAAGTGCGCCCATGGATAAGATACGGGCGTACCTTTGGCATGCATACCGGATAATCCCAAATTTGTTGGCATGTGCGAAGTGTTTCGTGGTTTGTGGCGTACATAATTGCTTCGGGAACGTTACGCAGTTTCCACTCACGTTCCAGCCGCAAAAACCAAGCCTTTGCTGGCGACGATGAATTACTACCGCTATGCAGTCCCCACCTATAAGTGCCGCGTATTTTATTCCAAGAACAGCGCCCATAAGTTGGCGGGAACATGTACGTAACCCCGCACCAGGGATCTGCAATATTTAGGCCATCTTCTTTTGGTGTGTAAATTTGCTTGGCTTTAAGAAATTCATTGTTGGCGCGTTCGGTGGTGCAAGGGTCCAAATCAATGTCACCAAGCACCGCATAAATATACGGCAAGTATTCAACAGGAGTTAGCCAATCCGTGTCAAGTGAATATACATGGGA